CCTTACAAGTCTCGAGACCAGGAGCACAGTACTTCTTACACGCATGACCCTTCGATGTCACGTGGGGACACGGGGTCTTGGCGGGTTTGACCTTGGGCCGGAGCGCGGCAAGCTCAGCTTGGAGGGCAGTGATTTGGTCTTGGAGTTGAGTGTTGTGTGCGACAAGTGCAAGAATATCCATGGTTGTTGTGTTCGGGCGTAGGAACGGCTCACTTAGGTGGGAAATCACATCCAGAAATTACATTCACCCATTTCGTCCCATTCTCCGCACACCGGCTCCCGCGACGGCTGTGGTTGAGATGTAGGAGGAGGGGCTTGAGGCGAACTTTCTAATGTCCTCCATTCATTACATTCACCCATTTCGTTCCAACTCATGCACTCCGGCTCCCCCGGTAGCTGTGGTTGAGGTATATGAGGCGCACCTTCGATTATAACGAACAGAGCCTTATCCAACTCAGCCTGGCTATTGAAAATAACACTCTGAGACCCGCTCACTAAAACATCACCGGTACCAGGATAAATCCAGTAATTTCCTGATTCTTTAATACCATTATGAATCATTTTATGACCCATATAATCACTGACATAGAAGATGGCAGGTCCATCAGTCCATAAAGACATAGGAGAACCACTATCGTTCAAAACCTGAATCTGATCACCGCTAGCCTTAAGTCTCAAATTGTTTCTTTGCCAACCACCAGACTTACTAATTATGCTATACCTAGTGTACTCGGGGTCGTCCTTCAATTTAGCCTCTAAACTGCTACTCGTCACGGGTACGACTACCTCGACTATCTTATCCAAATTAATAGTAGTGTTGAGTTGCTGCTCTGTTATAGTAACATCGTAGCTACCCAATTCAATCTCAGTGTTTGGAGCTTCATTCGTGACATAATACACTTTTATCGTGTTTGTACCAACCCCATTCTCACCAACCTTTAAATCAGAACCTTTCATAACTTCCTCACCACTAACAAAGTCACCGATAGCCGTCTCATTCACCACAGGCTCCGCAATCTCCTTAACTCCGATAAACCGCCTAAACACGAGATTGGTCACATCATTCTTAGCAAAACCAGCCCCATTCTTCCACACAACTTTTATATCGATGTTGTCAGCTAAAGTTTCACCCAAATTGTACTCATACATAGCATACCCAGAAGTCGTGTCATTTTCAGGCTTTAAAATAACCTTTCCCTCACCAAAAGTCAACTTAGGGGGATCAACAACAGCCGCCCCTCCTCCCCCCTTCTTACGCCTGTTCACCAACCACCCAATCAACACAATAATACCCACCACGAAAAACACAACAGCCATCGTCTTACCAGGATTATTTCTCATCATCGTAGAAAACATTTTCATTTTATCATATTATAATATTTTTTTATAGCATATGAAACGATCAGTACCAATAGAAGCCCTGGTGGTGGGACTCATCAATCTCCTGGTGTTCAGCACATTGATGAATCTGAAGATGCCACTCTACGTGAAGCTCATCCTGACGGGTGCGCTCATCCATCTCTTTTTCGAATACTCACCGTTCGGCAACCTCAACAAGATGTGGTGCCGCAGCACGTTTCCCACCACGAAGGCGTAGAACTAGGTGTAAAGTACTCTCCTTTTGGATGTTATAGTCAGCAAGGGTACGCCCATCCTCGAGCTGCTTGCCTGCAAAGATCAAACGCTGCTGGTCTGGGGGGATACCCTCCTTGTCCTGGATCTTCGCCTTGACGTTATCGATCGTATCCGACGATTCCACCTCCAAGGTGATCGTCTTACCAGTCAAAGTTTTGATAAACACTTGCATCTTGTATATTACATATGGTCTATTTTTCTAAGTATCTTACGCCACGATTTTTCAAATGCAGGTACATCCCACTCAACTTCTTAGGAGCAGGGGGGCACATAGGTTCTATCACGATAGTCTTTTCCCAGATGAGTCGCTGGACATCCGTACAGAGTCCATTGGTCGCCTGGCAAAACGCGAGCTTGAAGTCGTCCGTCAAGAGGGGAATGTAATCTCTCATCATTGTTGATATGATTAGTCCCTCAAGTTCCACCACTTAGGTACAGCAATGACAACTTCCTCTCCACACTCATTGACTGCCAAAAGCATGTCTTCATCTTCCTCATGTCTCACAGGTATCACTGAGCGTCGGTTGTCATCGTAGCAATCCTTGAGTTCCGCAAACGAATGTGTTCGAGATCGACATCCAAGAGAAACTTTTTGAGCCATGCTGGCAATATTCCCCATAGTGTGAGTTCAGAAGTTCTTTCGCGAAGGACGTTGTAAATGGCCTGGGCCCACATCTGTCTCTACTTAGGTCCTCTTTTTTATCTTCGTAAATGATAGATGGTCGTTTCGTTACAAGACGTTCCCAAACGAGTGCAGTACATCACCGTGGATTCTCAGTACGTCAAGGGTTCCAACAACACCTTCACCGTGGACATATCCCTAGAGTCCAATCTTCACGTGGAAGAGATGAACAAAGTCATAGGCATAAAGATGGTGGACTTTTACGTGACCCAAGTGGGTCAGAGCGATGCCACGGGCAACACCAACGTGGCCAAATACATAGACGTAGTGTGTCCAGACGTTCCCAAGATTGCCCAGATGTTGGACGAGAGGAAGGGTCAGATATTCGCCCGTGTTCCCCTGGAGAGAAGCTTTACGGGCAGTAACGACTTCATAATGCGAGACAAACAGTGGAAATCATTCAACAGACAGACAAACTACTTCAACCCCATATCCATTCAGAAGCTCCACTTCAACATGTACGAATCACAGGGTGACGGGGACTACGAGCTTCTCCAACCCTCCGTCACATTCTACATGGTCCTGGAGGTGACCACCATAGACGTCAAGGAGAAACCAGTCAATAAAGAGGTACAGATACTCGAAGCTCTCCGTGAACTCATCGGGAAGATTGATGAGCTGAACAGTAACGTTCGCAGACTTCCCGAGAAGGAACCGGAAAAGAAGAAGAAGTTCTCCTTCAACTATATTCTATTGGCCCTCGCCGCACTGGTGGGAGGGTACATCTTTTACGTCAACAAGTTTAAGCCTCCTCAGTAACCTTCTTCTTCCTGCCACCAGTCCGCTTCACCGGGGTCGGGGGAGGAGCCTCCGGAGTCTCCTCTTCCGCCACGGGTTCAACCTCGGCGGCCACCACCTCTTCCACGGGGGCCTCAGCCTGAGGAATGGCGTCGATGATCTTGAGGAGCGTCGTGTACAGATGCGTCTTATCGAGACGAAGGCGACGAAGCTCAGTGTGAATATCTTCTTTGATGGAATCCATGTTATTATATATAAAAGGAAGATTATCTTTAAAACAAATGTTACTCATCGGTCCATCTCTCCTGAGTGGGATAGGTCATCACCTGAAAAAGTACGGGGCGATCTTTCCGGGAAGCACGTACGTGGAGTTGTCGGATGAGTTGCCCGACGCCGAAGAAGCCTTCATCTTCGCCATACCCACTTCACGGTGGCTGGAGCGTATCCCTTTGCTCAAACAAAAGTACCCACGCCTCACGTGTATGACTGTGTGTGAGACCGAAACGGTTCACGAGGACTATGGAAAACTCTTCGAACACTTTGACCGTGTCGCCGTGCCCAGTGCCTTTTGTCAAGAGGTTTTCTCGAGACAGTTTCCTGGCACCACCTTCTTCGTGATTCATGCACATATTCCCACTGATGATAGATATGTGTTTTATCACATAGGTAACGTGGCTGACCCACGTAAAAACGTTCGGGCCATCCTGGAAGCCTTCGTCCGCCTGAACGAACCCAAGGCTCGTCTCCTGATCAAAGCGACGTGTCATTCCCCGATACAGATTAACCTTCCAAACGTCCGAGTCATCAATGGTCTCCTGACCGACGAAGAACTGGATGACATCCACAGGATGGGTGACTGTTACGTGAGCTTCTCACACTCTGAAGGGGTGGGCATGGGTGCCGTCGAGGCTGCCATGAGGGACAAACCAGTCATCATCACAGACTATGGGGGTGCCCCTGAATACATCAAGACACCGTATACCATCACGTGTACACTTCAAGAGTTGGAAAAGGATGACTTCCTCTTCAAAAAAGGGATGCGTTGGGGTGACCCCAACCCCGACCAACTCTTGGAGTATATGCGCGACGCCTTCGATAAGCGAGTCAGGCACATGGATCATTCACACACGAAACAACTCACAGGAAAAGAAAACATTCTAAAAGAATTCCTGGTCCATGATGTACTGAGACAGGAGAGCGATGAGACCGGAGAGCACAGCGCCTGAAGCCAACGATCCCTTCTGGGCGATGAGCATCATGTTGAGGTCATCGATGATGCCGATACCAGTGGGCTTTTTGAGAATCTCGGGAAGAAACTTGGCGATGACCAGGTACAAGACCATGGAAACGATGACGGGTTTGAGCAAGTCCTGATCGAACATTTATAATTACAAAACAATTTTATTTAGCTAGGAACGCTACTAGGTCCTTGTTGGCTACGCTATGTTTTTTGCAAAAGTTTCCACAGGTCGCCTTGAAGGTGCACCGCTTCCCCTTGAGTGTCGTCGACTGACAGATGTTGGTTGTGTACTTTTGCTCTATGACCTTTTTGGGTGCCTCTGTAATCACCATCAGGGACCGCGCCTTCTTGTGCGCCTCGTGTTGTTTGTACTTGTTCTTCATCTTGAACACACTCCTGGCCAGATGTTCGCATCGCTCATCCGGCGTGGAGACCTTGTGAAGGCGCATGGCATCGCGGAGGCAATCTTCGTAAGACATTGTTTGAGATGACTTTTTGTACTCTTTGGGGTTCACTTAGGGACAAATCAACTTTGAAATGGCACCATCCTTTTTACCCGTGATGGCTGTAGTCGGGAACGATTCATTTGAGCCAATATTAAATCCCGTTCTTTTAGTTTCACTGGGAACAAGGGGACTGCACGTGTCGATCATAGCTCGTCGAACCTCTAGGAGCTTATTCTTCTCTAACCGCGTGAGGCCGGTTTTTTTGAGTTCTTCGTCGATTTTATTAATCATCTTGATACAGTTGATTTTATTTGCGTCGGGGGGACTCGCGGGGGCACCCACGGTGGCTGGCACGGAATGATAATAGGCCGACAGATCCATACTCGCAAGTGTATCACACACGTTTGATCCGAACTCAGTCTCGAGACTGGCGAGTCCCGCCGTGTAAGCGCTTCCAAACGTACCAGTCAAAGACTCCTCAACACTGTGTCCCAAAAACTTACCGTTATCAGCCTTCACCTTCGGTTTCCACTCGACGGTTGGGGCCGCTGGGCAGACCTCCAACTTGGTACACATTTCGGTGGTACAGATGTTGGATGCGTAAAGGTTGGAACACAGGTCCTGGGACGGCTTGTAGAACATGAAAAAATAAATCAAAAGGCCCGACAACACCATGAGCAGGATGATGATGATGATGATGAAGGGCATCGGTGATGACTTCGGGGGGGAACTATTCATTTAGAGTAAGTCAACAAAATAATTTCATGTATCTGAAGTGGACATCCGTCTGCTATAAATGTGACGCTCCCCTGGATCCAAGAATCATGGCCAGGGGATTCGAGACCAAGCTCTTCGTCAGGGAATACAAAAAGATTCGTCCACTGTTCTTGGACAACAACATGACCATGTACTCTTTTGTCGGCCTGAAATTAGAAAGAGTATGCTATTCATGCTTCATCAACAAAGTCAAAATTGGACCTAAGTGCCTGAGACTTCGTGAGAATGGTCAAATCAGACACTTTGCTCCCCGAAGCACATCAAAAACACGAACGGAAATCATCCAGTGGTTCGAAGGTCTCTTAAGGAGAGCGCGCATAAACGGACTATGACTGAGAGCATCCAGAAGCTCACACACGTGGAGCACATCCTCAAACGCCCTGATTCCTATGTCGGCCCTGTATCCAGGGTGTATGAACCCTACTGGGTTCGATCGGGAAACGGGTTTGAAAAGAAGATGTTGGCGTACTCCCCCGCGCTCCTGAAGATTTTCGATGAGATTCTCGTGAATGCCATCGACAGAAACTCACTGTACCCCAAGAACACCACCGCCATCTCCGTGAATATCGACCGTGAGACTGGCGTCATATCCGTCGAAAATAACGGACCCCTCGGTGGTATCGCTGTGAAGATGCATGAGAAGGAGGGTATCTGGAACCCTGAGCTCACATTTGGCCACCTCTTGACCAGCACCAACTATGATGATAACCAGAAGCGAGTCGTCGGTGGTCGTAACGGCTACGGGGCCAAACTGGCCAACGTGTACTCTACAAAGTTTACCGTGACGATTAAAGATGGTGAAAACAAAAAGAAGTACGTCCAGACCTGGACTAAAAACATGCGCGCGTGCGATCCCCCTAAGATTACGTCTCATTCTGCAGCCACTTCATCCGTCTGTATTTCCTTCACCCCCGAATGGTACCTGTTTGGTATGTCTGGACTCGATGATGATATTTACAGGATTTTTGAAAAGCGTGTCTATGACGCCAACGTGTGTACTTCGCCAAACTGTAAGGTGAAGTTTCAAGGTGAGGTGCTTCCCAAGTGCCCCCTGAGCACCTACGCCAAGATGTACACCAAGAGTGAAGAGATTGTGACAGCCACCAGCGACAACTGGACCGTCTGCGTGGCCCCGAGTGACGATGGTTTTGAACAGGTGTCATTCGTCAACGGCATCTGCACCACAAAGGGTGGGACCCACGTGGATCACGTGACGAATATCATCTCGGCTGGCATCATCGAAGAGATGAAGAAGAAGATTCAGCTCCGACCCCATCAGGTGAAGAATGCCTTTACAGTGTTTGTCAAGGCGACCCTGGTCAACCCCAGCTTTGGAAGTCAAGTGAAATCTGACTGTACCCTGAAACCCCAAGAGTTTGGAAGTAAGTTTGAACCACCCAAGACTTTCGTGAAGAATATTCTCAAGACGAGCATCCAGTCTGAACTCATGGCCCTGTCCAAGTTTAAGGAACTCAAGGAGCTCAAAAAGTCTGATGGAAACAGAAAGTCTAAGATTACTGGTATACCCAAGCTGGACGACGCCAACAAGGCGGGTACCGCGGACTCTGGTAAGTGTACGCTGATCATCACGGAGGGGGACTCTGCGAAGACACTGGCTGTCGCGGGTCTTTCTATCGTAGGCAGGGATCACTATGGGGTCTTTCCCTTGAGAGGCAAGTGTAAGAATGTTCGTGACGCCTCTGTCAAACAACTCATGGATAACAAAGAGTTTAACGATCTCAAAAAGATTTTGGGTCTCCAACAGGACAAGGTGTACACATCCCTGTCTGAACTTCGATACGGTCGTCTCATGATCATGACGGATGCCGACGCCGATGGTAGTCACATCAAGGGTCTCATCCTCAACATGATTCACTTCTTCTGGCCCAGCCTGTTGGATCTCGGATTTGTGGTGAGTATGGTGACACCCATCATCAAGGCGACGAAGGGTGGTACTGTGAAATCTTTCTATACCGACTCGTCCTTCAGGGATTGGTATGGTGATGGAAAACCTGGATGGAAGATTAAGTACTACAAGGGTCTGGGTACTTCCACGTCAGCAGAGGCTCGTGAATACTTCAAGATGATTGGGGACCTCACGGTGCGCTTCGATCCCGACCAGACCACCACGGAGTCTGTGGTTCTCGCTTTCGACAAGACGAAGGCTGATGACAGGAAAAAGTGGCTGCTGACTTCCACCGAAAAGAAACCTTCGGAACTCGAGGTGGCCTACGGGTCTGTTGATACACTGGGCATCACTGATTTCATTCACAAAGATCTCGTGAATTTCAGTCTGGCTGACCTGAGGCGATCCATCGCACACATGTCTGACGGTCTCAAGCCTTCACAGCGCAAGGTGCTCTACGCGTGCTTCGCCAGGAACCTCACGAGTGAGATGAAGGTGGCACAGTTGGCAGCCTATGTGTCTGAGAAGACGTCTTACCATCACGGTGAAGTGTCCCTGGCTGACACGATTGTCAAACTCGCACACAGTTTCGTGGGGTCCAACAACATTCATCTCTTGGAACCCTGTGGTCAGTTTGGATCTCGCTTGCTTGGTGGTAAGGATGCGAGCCAACCGAGGTACATCTTCACGAAACTGACGAAGCAGGCGAGACAGTTGTACGACCAGAGGGACGATGCCATTCTCGACTACTTGGATGATGATGGGAAGAGTATAGAGCCCGACCATTTTGTACCCATCATTCCCACCGTGTTGGTCAACGGGACAGAGGGTATAGGCACGGGGTTTAGTTGCTACGTGCCTCCTTACGATCCCAAGGATATCTGTGCCAACATCGATAGGGTGCTCGCTGGTAAGGATCTTGTACCCATGAAGCCCTGGTTCAGGGGATTCAAGGGGACCGTCTCGGCCGACGGTGAGGGTTCGTGGGTGGCTCAGGGGACGTGGGCCACCAAGGGAAAGGTGCTCAAGATTACGGAGTTGCCCCCGGGTCGATGGACCCAAGACTTCAAGGAGTACCTAGATACACTTTTGGAAAAGAAGGTGATTACCAACTATACGAATAACAGCACGACTGAACAGGTGGACTTTGATATTACTGGATATGAAGGGTCAGATGTGGTGAAGGATTTCAAACTTCAGAAGACGTTTCATACATCGAACATGCATCTCTTTCATCCCACCAAGGGTATTCACAAGTACGAGTCGCCCGAAGCTATCCTCATGGACTTTGTGGACATCAGGATGGAGGCATACAAGAAGCGTAAGGCGCACATGATTGAGGTGCTGGAGCAAAAGATGAAGAAGAATACCAACATGGCAAAGTTTGTGGATATGGTCATCAACGAAAAGCTAGTGGTGTTCAAACGCAAGAAGCAAGAACTGGAGGCTGAACTAGAGACGCTCTTTGACAAACTCAACGACTCCTTCGACTATCTCCTACACATCAAGACGTATCAGTACACGCACGAGGCTGTACTGGCTCTCAACGAGGAGACGACACAGTTGGCGACTGAACTGGAAACGTTGCGAGGAACGACTCTCTCGAATATGTGGAAAACAGATTTAAAAATTTGTGAATACTAAGATAGTATGACTGATGCAGGAGCCAAGGTGGCGCTCAATGCGATCGGTAAACAAGATACTTATCTCACTCGTCATGATCCTGAGTATTCCTTCTTTAAATATAGTCCCAAACAACACGCGAATTTTACAAAGTTTCATAGAAGTACAAATGTGACACGTCCAGTTGATAAACAAAATTGGCCCTTTGGTGAGACTGTCAAGGTGACGATGTACCCCAAGGACATGGGTGATCTCCTCAGTAACATGTACGTGTACATAAAGTTTCCAGGTGTCTCTGGAGGTATCAATCTGGCTGATCAACTGGGAAGACATCTCATCAAGTCCCTGACCATGCGTGTGGATGAGATGGTGGTGGAGATTTTTCACGACGACTGGGGCATCATATACGATGAGATGTACCTGGACGCATCCGAAAAGCGTACCAAGCGGTACACCATAAATAGAAACCTCGCGGAGGATACGTCATCCCTGGCTGGTAATTCCTTTCTGTCCAACTTTGGGTCTGAACTCATGATTCCTATACCTTTATTCTTTTCGAGAAAGTACGAGGGTGATGAGTATTCCACGAACAACCCCAATAGACCTTACTTTCCTCTGTGTGCCATCCATAAACAAAAGATCGTGTTCGACATAGAGTTTCATGAACAATCCTTCTTCACGGACTACACCACACCACTCAAGTTGGATGGGTTCGACATCATCACAGAGGAGATGAAAGTATCCAAAGAAGAGAGAACCTTTCTCATGACCCAGAGGCAATTGTTCATCACGGACATTGTGAGGAGACATCCAAGTACCGACACGACAAGACTAGAACTCGTACCCAACGTACCAGTCAAGACCCTCAATTGGTTTTTGAGGGACAAGGAGACCACATACAACAATCGTTTCAACTTTTCAGCCAATACGAATTATTCTGTGATAAACTCATACTTTGAACCCGTGATGGACAGTGCAAAGATTTACATAAAGGGTGAGGACCTTCCCAACATGCCAGAGGTCAAACATCCTTTTTACAAATATGTGATACCGTACAACAGTCGTCTGTCGAGACCAAACAGAAATATTTACACGTACACATTCTCGATGAATCCGATCAATGTGGAGCCATCGGGAAGTCTGGACTTTGGTCAATTACAATCTAATAAAACTGTGCTCGAGGTGAAGTTGGTCCCCGGTCTCACGAGAGAATACGAGCTACACCTGTACTACGTGGGGTACCAAACATTCGTGTTCGACGGGGGTTTCATGTCACTGGCTTACTGAAGAGTGTGTCTTGATGTTTACGAATGTACTCGACTATATTATTTCTTATGCACCACCTGATGAAATTCAACTGCGCCACCGTAGTATGGATTTCCTCATCTGTTCCAGGAATAGTATAGGCAATCTTGGCCGAGCGACAAAAGGGGTCGAAGAGTTTTTTACTGTATCCATCGAGGCTGGACTTGTAAGCACAATGAACACTGAATATCTTTCCATCATTTGTCTTGTACGAAAGATTATTCTTTTTGGAATAATTGGTGATGAACCACTCGAGGTTCCGAAGGGAGATGCCTCCAGACTTGTTGAGAAGTTCCTTGAGGATAGATCTATTCTCGGGCAGGGCGTAAAACGTGTTTATGGATGATAGTAGAATATCTGACTTGTTCATTATTACATCATACTCGCTAAATCTCTAAACTGATTATCACCTTCTTTTTTCACAGTGCATGCCGGACAATCAGTTCGAGGTGCCGAAGGAAACGGATGATTGTGCCTGGCACCGGGTCGCTCACTGTTTATGGGTTCCGTCGGACGAGTATCATTCACGTGTTTCATGCAGTATCCATCAAGACAAGACTTGTGAACACACAACTTACCATCCCTCTTGACACCCTTGCAATACTCTTCGCCCAAAAGATCCTTGCGCACAATCTTCAGGGGTACCTGATACAGTTCAGCCACGCGTTCAGCCATGCGACAGAGTTCTTCGTGGACCCTACGATCCACCTCTGAGCTAATCAGCACCGCCACCTTTTCAGGAATGCCCATGCCTTACTCTTGTGTCTCATTTTTAAATAGGTCATCAATCATCAGTTGTTTCTTCTTTCGTTCGGGTTTCTTCCTGGGTGGTTTCGTCTTGACGATGAGTTCCCCAAAGATCTCCTCCTTGGGATCATCGAAGAGTGGCTCTAGGAGATCACACACGGGATTGAGGAATTTATTCTTGAAGTAGTACACGTAATCCACCTTGAGACCATTCTCAGCCGTGTACTTGGGATCCTCCGCCTTTTCGAAAGCCTTGGCCCGGTGATCACCCGTGTCCAACAACAGATACGGTACCC